GCTTGTGCTTCAACGATGTCCTCAATAAAACGTGAATATTCATAGTGCTTGTTAATCAAGACTTTGACTTCTGTTTCAGTATCGGCAATCAGTGTAACGGCAGTAGATGCCGCTTTAGCTGAGGCTGAACCACGAGTTGGGGCTGGAATGTGAATGGTGTCACCTTTCTTGCCTTTAAAACTCATCTTCATTACGATGTTAGCCAGAACAAGATTTTTCTTGTAAGCGGCTACGATTTCGTCAGACCAGATTTCTGGAATGAACGTGAGTGCGGTTGTTTTTGTTACCGCTGGTGTTGGATATGCCATGATTAAATCTCCTAAAGTTTAACGAACCCGACCCTCTTGATAGGCTTGCATGATTTCATCACTTAAAGCATCATATCGATTTGGGTCTTGCATTTTGAGCCGAATAAGGTCAGCCCTTCTGTATACTTTCTTTAATGATTCACCAGAACCACCTACATCAACACCTACTGCTCTCAAGTTCTGTTTGCGGGTTTCCTCGCCTTCATCACTTGCTTGCTTCTGTTTAACAGAACGTAACTGTTTATAGGTAGATAGCAATTCATTAGCTGAGTCGAAATCATATCCTGCATCAGCTTGCTCAAAAATCTTAATGCGAACAGGGCTAGACTTCACCCAATTTGCAAAGTCCTGATCTTTGGCGATGTCTCCAAAGTCGGGATGTTCTTGCGCTAACCTTTGCTGAATCTGCGCCCTTTTCATTTCTAGCGTTACTTGACGTGCCGCTAGGATGTCAGGGTGATTATCAACTGTCCTTTGAACTGCCCTTTGTGGATTCTCAAAGAAATCTACTTCAGGCTCTTCCTGTCTAGTTTGCTGTCGTGAACCAAGGTTCTGTTTAATAAGTTCATCGGCTAACTTTCTGACCTCGCCAACTTCCTGTGCTTGCTTTCCAATGAGCTTTTCAGCCTCTTGGTGCATTTTCACAATGTCGTCTAAACTTTTATCCCTGTATTTCTCAGGAAGTTCAGGCTTTTGCTCGATCTTCTGTTGCTCAATCTCTAACTCACCAAACTCTTCTTTGTCGTCATCAATCAACATACTTTTTCCTTTTCCTGCCGTCAATCGGTTGTAGGAGATTCAACTCGGCATAATTGCTTATGAGTTGATTTTGCGTTCAGAATTTAACTTATCAGTATGGCTTCTCTCGAACCTTCCATGCGCTGATGGAAACGCTCCAGACCATCCTTCTAACTTAAAAGCTGGCGCAGATAAAATGCGATGAGTCTCCTCACCACAATCACACACAAGACTTGTTGACTCATAATCAACAAATCTATCTGTCTTATGCCCGTTTATACAGGCAAATTCATACATTCTTCTCATTTAAGTCCTCAAATGCTCTTTCGCTGACTTGTTTCAAGTTTTTCAGCCAAATTAGTATTGAATACTCACCTTTTCTGAATTGTAGACTTTTTTCGTCTGCAATTGTTGAGATATTATTTAAAGGTTCTATCATTTTGTCAACATCTTCCATCAATTCTATCCACCCTTGAGTGGACATCATGGAAAAACGCTCTTCATAGTATTTCTGAAGTTCTGGATTCATGCTCTAGTCATCTGTGTTTCAACAATTTTAGCCTTATTCTTTATATCTGCTTCTTTTAGCATCAATTCAGCAATCTTGACACGCTTATCAAACTCTTTTGAAGCCATAGCATCGTCAGTAGGTAGATTCTTGGTATTAGCAGCCATGCTCTTAGCTTGCAACTCAATAGGCATCAATTGCGCTTCAGTCATTAACTTTTGCGCTTCAGCCTTATTCTGCTCTGCTTGTGTAGTTTGGACAGCAATCTGAGCTTGAGCCAGTTGCATAGCCAATTGTTGTTGCATCTGAGCCGCTTGTTGAGCTTGTGGATCAGCCGTAGCCATCTTATCAAGCATTGCAATTAACTCAAATCTATTTGACAGAGAAGAATTAGCCATGATGCCCTTTAAAATGATAGGCAAAACAGGTGTATTTGGGCCAAGAGTCTGCAAAAGCGCAATGAACTGTTGTTGCTCATGCTCTCTAGCAATAATTCCAAGTGCTGCCGTAGGAATGAACTTCATGTCCACAGTAGGATAACGCTCTGGATCGAACTGCATATAGCGATAGGCGGCTTTGGTGATGAAGGGGATCATGAAATCCTCTTGGAAGTTCACCAAGGTACGCTTGTATTTCTTGATAATCGAAGCCGTAGCCATCGAAATACCGCCCTGACCTGCATCTCTGGAGACAGCAGTAACCATTCCCTGTGAGTCAAGAGTGCCTGTTGCCATCAAAAGCATACGTTCAAACTCTTTGGCAGTTGTCAGGTTAGAACCATCTGTATTACCAAACTTAAACGGAAACAGAATCTCATTGGGATTGCCGTTTGTTAGGATTGCTTTGCCTGGTTTTACTTCAAACTTAGCACCACGAGGTAGGCGAGTAGCATCCATAGCCATCATTGGGCTAGTTGTTAGGGCAAGAGAATCTAAGTGGCTACGTACTTGGGCATCAATAGCCTTTTGTGAGTTATAAGCCTTCTCAACAGTCCCACGACCAAGCAAGCGATTAGGAACTGTATCGTCCTGATAAGCAAGGATTGGACGATCCTTCATCATATATGGGTTCTTTTCTGCCTTCAGAAGAACACCATCATTGGCGATCACTACGATAGCCTCAACCAGATCGGAATACTCATCTTGAACACTGTCTTCAGGAAATAGGTCTTCTACTTCTGCGCCATCGTTTTCTACTTGGTCAAGATATTCTCTAGGAACCAAACCATAGTAAGTCAAAAGTTTAACTTTATCGTCTTCGTACTGAGAAACCTCTTGTGTAGGCTCTAAGTCTGTGTCCATAGAGTCAGTAGTGACCTTGACCTTGCGATAGATACCTTCTTCTTGACCTTTTACAATCTTGTGGATAGAGACATACTTCTCAATAGCCACGCCCATACAGTCATCAATAGATGTGCCATTGGGATCAAACAAGAAGTTACGGGGGTTAACAGGAACAATCTTGACTGCAATGCGATCTTGTTCTACTACTCCGATAGCGGCTTGTCCCATTTGACCAGGTATTGCCTGAGTAGCGGGAACATAGACTTTCTCTGTTTTGACAACAATCTCACCGATGCCAGTACCATAGATTTCAGCAAGTAACTCAATCTGGTCAATAGACTTTCGAATCTTGTCGACTTTGAAGTCTTCCATCAATTGTGCTTTGATGGCAGCAACATCTAAGGGGCTACCATTGACATCACGAATATCGTCTTGAATGTCAAAGAACTCGCCCTGACCAAAGATAGCTTCCATGATCTCGGCATGGCGTGTCTCTACGGCTTGTTGGGTAGCGGGGGTAACGATACGGCTACGCTCAGACTCTCTAGTCTTATCTTGGGCATCCCACTCACCATTGAAGATGCGCTCGTACTCTAGCCAGTCATCAAGGCAATTGACATCTCTCCAATCCCTCCATCTATCACAATGGTCGACAACAAAGCTAACTATCTCTTTGTCTGAGTCACTAGGTTCTTGGAATTCCATTCTTATACCCCGCTAATAATATCTACTGGTTCCCATTCTTCTGATTCATCTTCTTCCATGTAAGATGTAACAGCCAGTTGGTCAATGTAACTGAGGGAGTCAGGTAAGTCATCATGGACTCCTTGAGCAGGGAACAGGATTAACTGGTCTACAAACTCATCCCAATCTTCTTCCGAATTTAACACAATTCTGCCATGCTCGAACCTACCTTGTAAAGCCCAGATGATTCTGTCTGCTTTTTTTCTATTCCCGTGGGTCAAATCTACAATATGAGCAAAGGTGTTGTTCTTACGCATCAAGTCTGATAAATAGGGCAAAACAGCGTTCTTTAACGCCCCCCTCTCTATCCCTACACTTAAAGGGCGGTAGTCCCGAATGGCAATCAGAATCTTGGAGGCGGTCTCTCGGATGTCCCAACGTCCATGTTCAATCTTCTCAACAAACCACTTCCCATCGTCTGTAACCTTGACTATGGAGATAGCAGACTCGTCTAGACGCTTCTTAGCATTAGCCGCTTGTTTGGCAACTTCCTCGAATCCCGCTAGGTCAACAGCGATGTAATAGCTTCCATGTTCAGGTTTTACTCCGTATTTGATCCACTCTTCCTTGAAGATGTCTGATCCCGCATTTGTAAACGAAGCCATGTATTCTTGCTTAAAAGCAAAGGTACTTAGGGTTTTCTTGGCAGATTCAATCTCTTTTTGGTCAATCAATGGGTTATCAGCAGTAGTAAAGTGCCAACTCTTCCAATCAGGATCGTCCTCACTCTCGCCTAGTTTGAAGGTATCATAGAACCAATTACGTCCTTTAGGAGTGCCAATAAAGAGTGCTCTTCCCCGTTTATCAGACAAACTGGCACGAATGACCTGTTCCCATGCTTCAGGCTTAATGTCAGCAACCTCGTCTAGTACGGCATAGGTCAGTGAAACTCCACGCAAGGTATCAGGTCTATCCGCACCACGAACGTATATCCTAGCCCCATTTATAAGGGTAATGTCTAGGTTGTTAATGTGACTGCCTTGAATAACCTCTCTTCCAAGGTCTAGCAACAAGTCCCAAATGATTTGACGGCTTTGTCCCATAGTGGGACTCACATAAAGAACAGCAGAGCCTTGTGGACACTTGAGTCCTTCTATCAGTAGGGTAACTGCCGCCATACGTGACTTACCGCACCTACGACCAGCAGCCACAACCTTGAACCTAGTCGTGTCTTTAAATACCTCTTGTTGCCAAGGAAGTAGAGAGAAGTTCAGATCAGCCATATTTAGCCTCTACGTCTTCAGGTTGTTCAGTGTCGATTATCGTGGGTTCTTGTCCTAAACCAGTAATATTGATGGTTACAGCACTTCTCTGGCTCTTGTCCTTTTCAAACAAAGAAACAGGAAGAGTCCTATCAAGACACATCTTGAGTGCTACTAATTGATGGGGATGCTCATCATTAAGGGC